GACTTGAAACAGCAGAACGCCTGGACCGCGACGGTCACGGCGGACGGCCTGCGCGCCAGCCTGGAAGCGGCCGACAAGAAGATCGAATTGGAAACCCGTCGCGGCGGCTGCAAGCGCAAGTGCCTCGTGCTCATGGAAGACAAGGCCAATCTCGAGGCCCGCATCGCCACGGCTGAAAAGGTCGAGGATCTTTCCAAGCGCATCGAGGCGACGCAGCGCATTCTGGACGGCAAGACCGAAAAGGCCGTCACCGTGAAGGCAGGGTTTTCCGCCGCGTCTGCGCAAACCGACTGGATGGGCAAAATCTATCTGCTTGGAACCGGCACCGACGCCAAGGACGCGCTTAACCCTGACGACGTGACTTTGACCGTTACGGACATTGTGATCGGTTTCTTCATCGCGCTTGGGGCGACCATGCTTCCGACAACGGCGTTTTTCTTCGCCTTCTTCGGCATCAAGACCGAGGAGCCGGTGTCCGTCTCGCCGTTGAAGCCAAAGATCGTTGCGACGGGCGCTTCGCAGCCTTCCGGGGGCGTGCTGCACAACCATGTGTCAATCAGCGATGACCGCGCCATTCGGGAACTTAAGGAAATGCTGGCGAAGATGAAGACGGCAGTCCAGCCCGCACTAGGAGCCGCATAAGTGGACATAAACCAAGCCCTAGCCCCCATCAAACCCATTGCCAGCCTTATCGGGACAGTTCTCATCCTGGCAGGGCTTGCGAAGTTCTTTGGTGTCAACATCCCAATCGGCGGCGGTGGTCTTGAGATCGCCGTTGCAGGTTATTTGCTGAAGAGCCTTTAAGGAGAAAAGACAATGCCCGCAAAGCCTCGCGGAACAGGCGTTAGAGGCCACAGGTTGAATCCGCAACAGACTGACCGCTGCCGTAATGCAATAGCAACCAGTCAGATCGTCAATAGATTGAACGCTTTTGTAAAAGGCGACGAAGATCCGCAGACCGGCAAGCCCGTTGAGATGTCGCCTCACCAAGTCACGGCAGCTCTTGGACTTTTACGGAAAGTCATTCCCGACTTGCAGAGCGTCGAAGGTAACTTGAGCGTTACAGTCTCACATGAAGACGTGTTGCGCGAATTGGAAACCGCAGTTGAAACTGTAGAAACCAATGACGCTGCATATCACTGAGCGGGAGCTATCCCTTCGCCGCAGATTGAAAGACGACTTCGAGGCTTACTCAAGAGCCTGCCTCAAGATCAGAACCAAGTCGGGCGATGTCGATAACTTCCGCCTCAACCGTTCCCAGCGTTACCTGCACAGCCGCCTTGAAGAGCAGCTAAGAACCAAAGGGCGGATTCGGGCGCTTGTGCTTAAGGGCCGCCAGGTTGGTATCAGCACTTACATCGGTGGGCGCTTCTACTGGAAGATAAGCCATAAGTTCGGCTTTCGCGCATTCATTCTAACCCATCTCGATACGGCGTCCGATAACCTATTCGGGATGGCAAAGCGGTTTCACGAATCTTGCCCTGAGATGTTCAGGCCGGAAACGGGCAAAGCCAATGCCAAGGAACTGTCATTCTCAAAGCTCGATAGCGGATACAAAGTCGCCACGGCTGGTAGCGCAGAGGTTGGCCGCTCTGAAACGATCCAGCTTTTCCACGGCTCAGAGGTTGCGTTCTGGCCTAATGCTCAGAACCATTCTGCCGGCATCCGTCAAGCTATCGCCAACGTGGACGGCACAGAGGACATTCGCGAAAGCACGGCCAACGGCATCGGCAATGCTTTTTATGCTGAGTGGAAAGCCGCAGAGCGTGGTGACAGCGAGTATGAAGCTATCTTCATTCCATGGTTCTGGCACGAAGAGTACATAAGGGAAGCGCCGGACGATTGGAATCCTAGCGATGCCTGGAGCGACTACGCCAAGTCTTACGGGATAACCCGTGAGCAGCTTTATTGGGCATGGGTCAAGAATAGGGACCTGGCGATCGTTGCGGGCGGCACGGCAGATGAGCCCTGTTGGCAGTTCAAGCAGGAATATCCAGCCAACGCTGACGAGGCATTTCAGACTTCAGGCGCGCAAGCGTTCATTGAGCCGTCCGTTGTGCTCAAGGCTCGAAAGGGTGATGCAGGAGGTTACGGCCCCATCATTCTAGGCGTTGATCCAGCCCGTGGCGGTGGCGACAAGACGGGTATTATCGACCGGCAAGGCCGCAGAATGGGCCAGAACATCTGCAAGCGGCTGGACTCTAACGATTTGATGGCAACTGCTGGCGAGATTGTTCGCATCGTTAGGGACATCAAGCCGACAAAGGTTGTGATCGACACGACGGGCCTCGGGGCTGGGCTTTATGACCGGCTCAAAGAGCTGCTTGGCGATCTGGTTGATGGCGTGAACTTCGGCGCGAAAGCCTACGACACAGACCGCTATGCAAATCGCCGGGCTGAGATGTGGGATTTGATGCGGCAATGGTTTGAAGATCCAGCGGGCGTACAAATCCCTGACCAAGACGACTTGCAGGGAGACTTGTGCAGCGTGATCCGAGGGCCAGGCGCAACGCGGTTCACCTCATCGGGTCAGCTTCTGTTGGAGCCGAAAGAGCACATCAAAGAGCGGCTGACCTTCTCGCCAGACCTTGGCGACGCTTCGGCGCTGACGTTTGGCATTGATATGAGCCAGCTAACGCAGACCGATTGGAACTTCGGAAACGTTGGAAACACTAGCGGTCATTGGATGGGCGTTTGAAAGAGATTAGCGAGGCCGCTCTGCAAACGCTGATGCTAGCTCATCCCAACGCCAAGATTGAAGTGAGAGACGGGGCGCGCGTTGTCGTTTGGCATATGTACGACATCGAGAACGACCGCTCATGGATCGAAGAGCGCAAGATCATCGCCACGGCTGAAACATCTCAGGGCATCATTCCCATTATGAATGTTCGGGAAGGCGCGAAGTTCAACCCGGGCGGTGAACCCAAGAAGGGTCCGCTTGGCCAGCTTTACAGGATCATCGGCTATACGCCGCCCAAAAAGGACGATGCCGGCTGATGGAGGATATAGTTCGAGAAGCCCGCGAGGCGCTTGCCGTCAGTTCTGAATTTGACCGCGACAACCGTCGCGAGGCAATGGAAGATCTGCGCTTTGTGGCCGGCTTTCACTGGACCGATGCAGCCCGCGCCGAACGTGGTCGCCGCCCTATGATCACGATCAACAGATCTGGCCAGTTTCTGCGCCAGGTGTCGAACCCGATCCGGCAGAACATGCCGACGATCAAGGTTGAACCCGATGGCGATGACGACAGCGATATGGCTGAAATTGCCAACGGCCTATTCCGTCAGATTCAATACAACTCGTCAGCCTCGCACGTATACGCCAGTGCCGTTGAGCACATGGTTGCCGCTGGAATTGGCTGGTTTCGCATTGTGACAGACTACAAGGATGAAGAGAGCTTCGATCAGGAAATTATGATCAAGCGCATTTTCAATCCATTGTCTGTGTTTCCAGATCCGTCCGACTTAGAGCCGGCGCGCTCGAACATGGGCTATTGCCTTGTCAGCGAGATTTGGCCGCGCGATAGCTTCAAGAAGAAGTGGCCCGACAAGAGCCAGAACAGCATCGAGAGCCCTCCAGAGACAGGCACCAATTCATCCGGTATCACCTGGGGATCAACCGACACCGTGCGCGTTGCGGAATACTGGAAGCGCACCGAAGTTCCCATTACCATTGCCAAGCTGAAGACCGGAGAAGTCGTCAACATCACGGACATGCCGAAGAAGCAGCTCCGCATGTTGCAAGAGATGGGACTTATTGTCGGGACCAGGCAGAGCAAGACCCACAAAGTTACGATGACGCTTGTATCTGGTAATGACATCCTCGAAGAGACGTATGAGTGCCCCTGCCGCTGGATTCCGATTATTCCGGTCATCGGCGCAGAAGTGCCGCTTGAGCAAGGCGTCTATCGCCATGGCCTCATCCGGTTCCAGCGTGAACCGCAGCAATTGCATAACTATTTCATGTCCGTTGCCGCTGAAACCTTAGGCCAGCAGCCGCGTTCGCCCTATCTCGCCACGCCAAAGCAGATCGGGAAATATCGAGACCTGTGGGACCGTGCCAACGTCACGTCAACGCCGTATCTTCTTTATGATCCTGACAAGGACGTGCCGGGTGGGGCACCTACCCGCATTGCCCCGCCTGTTCTTCCAACCGGCTTCGTTCAGTTCGGACAGATGTTGGCTGACGACATGAAGGCCACGACCGGCATTTATGA